CATTAGTCTTCATCCCTATCTCTATCTAAATCTTCTTCATGTCCATTATTATCGTCAGTAATAATTTCATCTTCTTTATCAACATCACAGATATGACATAACTCACCTGGTCCACAAGAACACTTAACTCCATCTTTATCAATATCTTCAATACTTTGTACTTGCCCTTTCACAATATCTATTATGTCATATTTCTTATTAAAGGATTCAACAGTATACCAATTAGAATATGGTGTATGTTCATATTTTACAAATACAGCCTGACCATTTTCTGAAATTTCAAAAATATTAACTACAATACAAGCATCGATATCACAAGCTTTACATTTATCTTTTTTTTTAATAAGTATTTTCTTTCCTATTACTTCTTTTATTTTGTAAATTTTCATCCGAATAGCTCCTTACGAAATTCTTTGTTATTTAGAATTATGTCTGTAAATTCTTTCTTTTTAAATCTTATTTCTCCAAATTTATATGTTCCCAATTTACTTGTCTTTTTGATAACTTCTCCTTCTAAAGCCAACTCCCATATTCCACTTTCTTTATTAATCCCTTTAGTATAATATATATCCATAACTGCAGATTTAAAAGGTATAAAGACTTTACTTTTAACACAATTTACTTTAGAAGTAACTCCAACAATATCTCCATTAGCTTTCTTTAATTTGCATTTGACGCTCATTCTTAATCGCACAGAAGAATAAAATTTTAAAGAAACTCCACCAGGAGTATCTTCAGGATTACCAAACCTAATTCCTACTTTACTCCGTGTTTGATTAAGAAAAATTACAGTAGTGTTAGTTTTTACAAGTCTTGAATTTAACTTTTTCAATTCTTGAGACATTAAACGAGCTTGAGTTGCAATATTCTTTTTCCCTGCTTCCTGTTCAAGTTCATCTTTTGGAATTATAGCTGCAACTGAATCTACTACAATTAAATCAGCTCCACCTTTTACTAACTTCTTTATTATTTCAAAAGTTTCTTCACCATTCTTAGGTTCAGCATATAATATGTTTTTTAAATCAACTCCTAACATGGAAGCCCATTTATCAGATAAAGCATTTTCTACGTCAATAAAAGCACAAATTAATCCTTCCTTCTGAAAGTTCCGTATAAGTTGTAATACTAAAGTGGTTTTCCCTGAGGAGGGAGTACCGAAAAGTTCAATAATTCTACCTCTCGGCACTCCACGGCTACCTAACACATAATCTATAGACAGAATACCTGAACTGATAAATTCAGTAGTTGCTATATTATCTCCTGTTAAAACACCGTCACCTTTTAAAAGTGTTGCTAAATCTTTAATCCTTTTATCTACAATCGATGTTTTTTTTTTTACAGGTTTTCTGTCCATTATTTATTTCCTTCTTGTTCTTTTTACTTTGGTTTTATTTTTTTTCTTGACCACTTCTTCTTCTTCATCTTCTTCTTCCAATTCTTCTTCTTCCCCTTCTTCTTCTAAACCTTCATTGTCTTCATCTTTTTCTTCTTCTTCTTCTTCCTCCTCTTCTTCCTCCTCTTCATCACCCTCTTCTTCTTCTTCTTCTTCATCTTTAGGTTTCTTTTTTGGCTCATCCTCATCTTCATCAACTTCTTTATCTTCATCCATAAGAGCCATAATTTCATCGAAGCTTAAACAAACTGCATGCTGTTCTAAATCAGGCATTTCTTCTTTAAGCTTTTTCCATTCTTCTATAACATGAAGTTTACCTAACCGAATATTGTATTCGATGAATTCAGTATTCTTAGATTTAGAATGACGAACTACAATAACCTTTCTTCCTGTTTTAGGAAGAGTATAGTCGATAACATTGTCTTCATCTTCATCATCATCGAAACAATCTAGAAGTTGATTAACTACACTAATTCCATGACGCCAAGTTTGTATTCCAGCATCAACGTTACTAAGGTCAATCATAGGAGTGAAATATTGACGCTTTGCTCCTTTACGAGAAGCCAACGCTCTACTGTCTTCATCACCCTTCCATAATTTCCTTACTGCCTTACAGATAGGACAAGGGCTTTTATAATTCATTTTAGGGCAGACTACAGCTTGACTTTCTTCTCCTACATCATAATGAATATAAACTTCTTTCCATGGTTCTTTTAATTCACCAGCAGGAGGAAGAAGCCTTACAAAATTCTTTCCATCTTTTGGTTTCCAAAATTCCCCAGTTCCATGACGTTCTTTTGAACGTTTTTTGATTGCATCTTTACTTAATTTACCCATTCAAAACCTCCCTATTGTTTTTTCTTTTTCTTTTTCTTTAGTGTGGATGAATCATCTTTTGTCTTATAATACTCTTGGACAGCTTTTGATTGTAATTCAATTTTACTTTCCATTTCTTTTCTTTCAGTAGCAGTTAAAGTGAAAAGCATATCCTTTCTCTGTTCAAGAGAAGATACAAAAGCTTTAAAGATTCCACGAGCTTCTTGTTTCCCGATTAAATCCAATTGCAATTCTTGGTAGCCTTTATCTCTCAATACTTCATTCTTAATACTAGTCTCAGTAAATTTCTCTCCTTCCCAAGATTTTCTAATCTTGCTATCAAGCTCAGCTTTATACTTGTCAAGTTCATAACCAGCTTTGTTTAGATTGCTTTCAGAAATACGGAATATCGTAGACCAAAAAGCATAAAGACGGGGATGTTGTATACAAGCATCATTTAATTTTCTTTCATCTATGCTTGCTACTTTAATGATATCATATTCTTCTTTCTTAATATCCATCGCTAATATTAACTTTTTAATCTGTCTAGCCATGTTGATTAAATTCATAGTTTACCTCCTTTCTATTATGGGGTTGATAGTTTTGGTGGAGAAGGCATGGTGCCTCCACCTTTTTTAGTTTCTTTTTTCTTTGCTTTCTTTACTACTTTTAATTGTTGTATATCTATCCATATAGATTCAATAGGTTTCCCTTCATGAAGTTTGTCAGGTAATATTTCGAATCTTACACAACCATTATAATATGTAAGTTTCGCCATAGCAATACCTGTAAAAGTAGTTATAGTATCTTTGACTTTATCTCCTAATTCTATTTGCAACATATTTATTTCCTCCTTTATATATATATTAAAGAAAAAACGTGTAAAATTCCTAAAAAAATTAATTTCTTTCAGGTCTTATACTTTGTATTGGAGAATCTCCAATAGCAACTAATAAACCTATAATAGCAACTATTATCATCAATTCTATTAAAGTAAATCCCTTTTTCATTATATTCACCTACTGTGCTAAAGGAGCATCTACATTAAACATTCCTTTAAATACTCCGTTTAAATCCATTATGTTAGTAGAATTCTGTCCTACAGGAACTGCAATAATCTTTAAAGCTGGAGCCAATGATGAAGCGAATTTTAAAGCAACTACATTATGTCCACCACCTAAGGCTTCAGCTTGAAGTCTCTTTCCTTCTGCATCAGCTTTATATATTGCAAGGTTTCCTGCAGCTCTTTGTTCTAGGGCATATCTTTCAGCTTCAGCATTAATCTTTATAGATTTAGCTCCTCCTTCTGCATTCTGTATGGCTTTTAACTTTCCACCTCTTGCCATAGCTTCTTGTCTTTTTGCTTCTTCTTCCATAGCTTTAGCTAGATTTTTATTAATCTCTACTTGCTGTGCTGCAAGCTTTTTCATTTCAATAGCTTTTTCGAAAGCTGGACTAAATTGAAAATCTCTCATTAAAGCATTTTGTATTAGAATAGCTGGATGTGGAGCTAAAGCCTTTACTAATTTAGCTTTTATTCCTTGTTGTATTTCATCACGTACTTTTCCTTGATAAATTTCTTCTGCCGAATATGAGCCTATAGATAAACGAGCTTCACTTCTTACTTGAGGTAAAAGTATTTCATCTTCAAAATTTCTTCCTACTTTAGCATGTAGAAGTGGAACTTTTTTTGTTTTAAGAGCATATATGATAGTAAGGTCTACTGAAACTCTTTGACCATCATTTGTTTTTAGTTCAAGAGTGTATTTCTCTTCTTCTTCGCTTTTATCTACATCGCTTGGAAAAGCTCTAGAAGCTACTTTATAGACTTCAACATCTGTTTTAAACCTATTGTAAAAATGGTAACCCACTCCAAGAGGTTCAGATGATACTTTTCCCATTATTTTATTTACTTCTACTCCAGCTTCTGTTGGGTCAATATTTACCCATCCAAAGGTTATGATTAAAAAGAACCCTATTATTATTGCTACAATTGCAAATATAAATCCTTTATTCATTATTTTTTCCCCTTTTTCTTTTTGTTTTTTAAATAGTTTTCTTCAATCTCTTTATTTCTTTGTATAGCTCGTTTTTCATCTTCTTCTATCCATTTATCGGACAAGAAGAAAAATCCTCCTCGTAACTCTTTAAAAAAGCCATACTGTATTACATTCAATATTAACCATATTAATGCAAAGATTGCAACCAGTTCAGCTATTATAAACACTCTCATTCATCCACCTCCTTTTATATAAATTCTTTTAACAAGGTTATACTTTCCTTCAATAATGTTCTATTCTCAATATCATATAACACCATTGCAGGATGGATAGAATATACTACGAAACATTCATAGTCATAATTCCATTCATATTTTGCATTCATTTCTAAAATTCCACTCTCCTTTCCTGTAAAGAAATACAAAGGGGTATTCCCTAAACTAAGTATTACTTTGGGTTTATTTAACTTGATTTCCTTTTCCAGCCAAGCTCTTGCACATTTACCTATTTCAGCTTTATGAGGCTTACGATTTTTAGGTGGACGACATTTTACTGCATTAGTTATAAGGAAATCACTAGCACTAATTCCTACTTTATCAAACATATTTCTCATTTCTCTTCCTGCTTTACCTATAAAAGGCTTGCCCCCTTCATCTTCACCTTTACTTGGAGCTTCTCCTACTATAAATCCATAAAATTTATCTCTTGAACTATAAGGAGAAACAGGTTGAGTACAAGTATCTCTTAAACGACAATGATTACAATCACTACAATCTATTTTTTCTTTTATTCTTCTTTTCTTTATATGAAATTTAGTTATCTTCTTTAATCGTTTAAGCATATCTATCTCATTCACACCATCTAATATTGCATAATCTCTAATAGCTACTCTTGTTTTGTGAGCTACATTTTCTAATTTACCACAGATAACATTTGATTTTATACTTTCTATTTCTTCTTTATGTGCAGCTTTTAAGTTTCCTTCAAACCAGCCTACTATATAACTTTCTCCATCATATAAATTTCCATATACATTACCAAGATTTTGTTCGTCTACGAATCCTCCAATAGTCTTACCTCCATGGGATTCAGCATAACTATATTTTACTTCAGTTAATTCTCCAATTACTGTATAATTTTTATTAGCTCTTTTGAAATTTATTTCCTCTACTTTTAAACTGCCTAACATTTTCCTCAGTCTATCAAAGAAATAAATCTTATTTGCTCCAGAGATATATGGGATAAGTCTTTTAATAACCATAAGGGTTTGTTTCTCTGAATAAAAATCATATTCTTCTTGCCATTCATATTTACCTTTAATAACAGTTTCAAGATTTTCCATTAGCTGTCTTTGATTAGGATACCAACAGTTAAAAGCTCCTACTGAAGCCATAGCTTCTATTACTCTCTTATTTACAACTCTTCTATTAACTCTCTGTAAGAAATCTTGAAAGTTTTTAAATAATCCATTAGTTTCTCTTTCTATTAACATATTTTCAGTAGCTTTTTCTCCAACTCCTTTTATAAGAGCTAACCCTAACATCAACCCCTCTTCATAAAAATCTATTTTATTGCTAGAATGATTTACATCAGGCATATAGGTTTTAATTTCTTGTTGTCTCATACCTTCGAAAGCTTCCCATAGTCTATCATCATCATTAGTATTATCTACTACTGCTTTAAAAAAGATAGTGGGATAATGTATTTTACAATACATACACCAAAAGCCTATTAGAGAATAGGTACAAGCGTGCGACTTATTGAAGCCATACGAGTTATGTGATATAAAGTTGTTAGCTATGAAATTTCTAGGTTCATCAACCATTTCTATATCATAAGTATCTCTAATTCCAATTTCTTTTATTTCTACTATTTTTTCATATTGAGTGGAGTATCCATTTCTAAATCTTTTAAATAAAGAACTATCAGTATATTCTCTATGGTGTTTCCTACATAGTAATATAGTATTTTCATCGCTATTATTTTCATGATTTCCATTTACATGGTGCATCTCTATATATTTATTAGAATTACAAATCTGACAACACTTATCATATTTTATCATCAGCTTTTCTTTTTGCTGTCTTTCTTCTATTGTTTTTCCTTTTCCTTTTTTAAATCTAGGACAAGGTTTCCCATGTCCACCGCTTCCATATCCTTTTCCATATATTATTTTAGGTAATTCTAAATCAGTAACTTTTATATAATCTCCTTCTTCTAATTGGTCAACATGAGCCCAATTATCAACAGTTGTTTCATCTAGAGCTATTGTTAAAAATCTATGTTCAGCAGAAGCTCGTATAGTTTTATTGGAAGAAGTTCTGATATAAAAAACTTTTTTTCTTCCTGTTTTAACTACTTGTTTTATACAATTATATCTAACCATTCCATCATTACTCATAGAAAGAATATTCAACCCTCTAGTTTTAAAATTTCTTGAATCTTGATAATCATAAGCTTCTTTTATAGTTAATTCCCTTCCTGAATATTGATTAGAAGAAGCTCTATATATAATTGTATCTCCAGTAAGACAGCCAAACATTTGAATTTCTTTAAAAAGTTTTCTAGAAAGAGCTGGCTTTATATTTCTTTTTTCTTTACATTTCTTTACAAACTCTTCTTCGAACTTACCAAACATCTCATCACCCTTACTCTTACTAACAACCTTTCTAATCATGTCAGTAGTTTTCCAACCGAATCCTGCAAGGAAAACCATAGTCTGCATAATTTGTTCTTGATAAAGAACTATGCCTCTAGTATGTTCAGTAATCTTTTTCATATAAGGAATAATGTAATCAGGCTTTTTTCTTCCATGTCTTACTTCTTCATATCTAGTCATAGTTCCTGATTTAATACAACCAGGTCTATGAAGAGCATTAGCATCTATAAGCATATTAAAATTTTCTATTGGAGCCAATCGCTTACAAAGTTTAGCCATCCCTTTAGATTCAAACTGAAAGACTCCAATAGTATTTCCTTCTCCGAATTGTTTTAATACTTCAGCATCTGTAACATCTATCTTTTCGAATTCTAATTTTTCTCCAAGCTTATCTTTAACTAAATGTTGTACATCATTTAAGATACTAAGATTTCTTAATCCCAAAATATCTAATTTCATTAAACCAACTCTGTCTAAATCTTCTTTGTCATAACAAAGTATTTTTCCTTTACTACCTTGAAGGACTGCAGCTCTTTTTGGAACTATTTCATCTCCAGAGATAACGACTCCAGCAGCATGGCGACCAGTTTGTCTTATAGTTCCTTCTAATACAGCAGCATGCTTAATTACTTCTGGATATTTTTCTTTATATCTTCTACATTCTTCGAATACTTTAAAGCTATCAGCGATAGAAAAGTCAGCTCTAGCATCTCCAGTTGACCTTGTTACTATCATTTTAGTAGCATCATTAGTTTCCTTTATGCTCACATCAAATACTCTTGCTACATCTTTAATAGCCATTTTCCCTTTCATATTAGAAAAGGTTATTACTCCACTTACACATTTCTCTCCATATTTCTCAATCAGATAAGTAACTACTCTATCCCTTTTTCTATCTTCAAAATCTATATCTATATCTGGAAGGTCTATTCGGTCAGGAGATATGAAACGAGAAAAGATAAGACCATATTTAATTGGGTCAATACCTGAAATACCTAGACAGTAAGAGGCTAAAGAAGAACTAACTGACCCCCTTCCAGGTCCACACATAATATCTTCTTTCCTTGCCCAAGCAACTAAATCTAATACTATAAGGAAGTATCTAGAGAAACCACCTGCTATAATAGTTTTTATTTCAAATTGCAATCTTTTCTTATATCTTATGTACTCTTCTGTACCTTTTTTGAAATTAAATCTTTTCTTAAAGCCTTGTTGACATTGTGTCTTAAAAAGCTCATCATCTCCTAGTTCTGTATCATTTACACTAGGAAGGTTAAGAGGTATGTCTTTAAGCTCAAAATGACATAATGGTGCCACTAGGCATGTATTATTTAAGGCTTCTATATAGAATCTAGAAGGATAAATACACTTAAACCTTTTAGTCATTCTTTCAAAACCTTCTTTCATTTCTTTTCTGCTTTTAAGATGAAGGTCTTTAATATCAAATTTCCAACGTTTTGGGTCATTCCATTTAGCTTTTCTTTGTACTGCTAAAAGAACTTCTTGAGACTTATAATGAGCTTTTAAAACATAATGACAATCATTAGTAGCTATTACAGGAGTTTTATATTTTTTCCACCATCTATAAGCTTCATTATTTATATTAGCTTGTTCATCCCAATAGTGAGGTTGGATTTCTAAATATAAATCTTTTCCAAAAGCTTCTCTTAATTGTAAGAAATCTTTTTCTCCATCTACTTTCCCACATGGTCCAGCAGCACAAGCTGTAGTACAGATTAATCCTTTTCTATGTTCACAAATCATATCTATAGTTACACGAGGTCTACGATGGAAGTTTTCTGGTTCATTTCCTATAGTAATAAGAGAGTTGAGGCTTTCTAAACCTTTTTGATTTTTAGCTAATAAAACAAGATGGTGCCGTTTTGCATTCTTATCTTCTATAGAATCTACATAATATAGCTCTTGACCTATGATAGGTTTAATTCCTTCTTTAGTAACAGCTATATGAAATCTATATATACCTCCCATAGAAGCATGATTAGTTTGAGCCATATATTTCTGTCCAAGTTCTTTAGCTCTAATTGCCCAAGCAGTCGGATGACCCATTCCATCTAATATAGAATTGTGAGTAATAATTCCATTAGCTACAAAATTATGGGCAGGGTGTTTTACTTCGATATCATAAGTTTCAGATATTCGGGCTGGCTCAATGGAAATTATTTTTTCATATTTAACAGTAAAAGGAATTTTTGCATGCTTATGTCTATGACATAAGAGACAAAGAGCTTCTAAATTATTTTTATTATTATTTAAAGGATTTCCATCTATATGGTGCATCTCCAATCTTTTTATTTCAGAACACCCTTCACATTTTACTTTTTTATTATATTTTCTTGCATGATATCTACCACAAGATTTAGTTTCTGGAGGGTGAAATTTTTTCTTATAACCCTTCATAGCTTCAGAATGAGTTTTACTTATCCCATATTTTTTAAAGTAAACAGTTATAGTACATTTATTAACTCCAGCTAATCGGGCTACTTCTCCTCTTTTAAGATTTTCAGTAATATATTTTCTATAAAGCCAATTTTTATCTTTAAAAAGAGGAGTACCATTACATCCTAAATTCATTTTAACCGATAAATCTTTTAATCTCTTCCATCCTTTATCTGTTAAAAATTTATGTTCTCTACTAGCTTCAATAAATTTCCCTGATTCTGTAGCAATTCTAAATAATGGTTTAGGAGTTGATTTTTTTATAGATTCTATTTGAGATGGAATAAATTTTTCACCATCAAAAACTTTAATTGCGTAATTCCTTATCTGAAAATATTTTTTATTATCCCAGTGGTCATAAAGGAATTTGATAGTTTTGCAATTTTTTACATTGGTATAGTCTTTCCGATAACCTTGATTTCTACAATTATAAATCAAGGTATCAGGAGCTAAACAAAATTCATCATGTAAATGTAAGTGACAAAAGTCTTTACTCATTGGTTTCCTTTTTGTTTTAGCATGAGAGGGGCTAGCCTCTTACCCTTTAGCTACTCTCAGAAGCATCATAGCCCCGTTCCACTATTTCTATCGTGAACCCATATCCTCACCTGACAATAACATTCAGTTTTATTGATATGAAGCCTTCCACGTCTCGCACCTTTTTACTCATTTATTATCTCTTTTAATTTCTTCATATTGAGATATATATCTAACATATTGCTATAATTTGCTAAGTCTATTAAGGTATCATGTATACTTTCGAAATTAGGATTTTCTTTACTCTGCAGAAGCTGAATTAAGCGAGATACTTTTCCTTCCATATAAACTAATATATGTACTCCATTTTCAAATTTACTATCTAACCAATGCTGTCCATAGTCTTTATCTTTTTTCTCAAATAGGGCTGAAGCTTCAATAAAAAAATCTTTATATGATTTAATAATATATTCGTGTTCGTTTTTATTTAGCATAACCTCTCCTTAATCTAAGTCTATTATATTATGTTATTTATGAAAAGTAAAGTGTTATTTTAAAGACTTATTAATTTCTTCATAATATTCAGAATCAGTAAGGACTTCTACTGCTCCTGTAAAAGAATTTCTGGGGAATTTTCTTACTGCCCAACCATACATATTTGAATAGAATTCATGACTAAAATTTCCACCAATCTTTTTATTCATTTTAATTTCTAAATTTATAGTTTTTTCAATGAATTCATTTGCTAATTTATCATACTCTCCAGCATATTTAAAAATAGTTTCTTTATGTTCTATCATTTAACCACTCCTTTCGATATGTTCCTTTTTCAATTTCAGTTCTGCTAAATACATCTTCACCTTCTCTGAAAAGAGCATACCAATCATGATTTTCGTTTTTCCGCACTTCACAATTTATACCTATTCCTTTAAATTCACTCATTTTTCCTATTAACCAATTTTTATCACTTTTACTTCTCAACCACTTAGTACAACGATACATATTAACTTCTGTTGTTTTCATATCAGTCTCTCCTTATCACTATGGTTAATGTGTTATCATCATCATCTTCGCTTCTATAATATAAATTCCCATCCCAATATTTAGGTATAGGTAACCATCCATCTAAAATTACTTTTCCTTCTGTACTGACACATAATAAAAATTGTTCTCCATTTTCTTCTAAAGATATTCTTAAAGAACAAATTTTATCAGAATCAACACTAAATGCTCCTATATGAATTCTATCATCTCCAAAAGGAATATGTCTTCTTATATTAGCATGTTGCCAAGTGCCAGTAGGGTTATCAAATTCTACTACGATAATATCATTATATCCAATAACAAATACCACTTTTCCTTCATCTTTAGTGGGTTCTAAAAACCCATCATTATTGACAGTAAACATAGTAGTAGCTAATAAAAACATCCATAAATATTTCATACTTTCTTTCTCCCTTTAAATCCACACCCATTTATTTGATGCATATATATTCCTCCTTTATACCATATATCTCTACGGCAAGCAGGACAACTTTTCTTCATCTTTACTGCTCCACATTTACATTCTTCTACTCTTTTATGAAACCATTTCTTCCATAAAGGTAAGTGGTCAGTCTTTTCTTTATATGGAAGCTCTTCTTTACAGAAAGGACATAAGTTACCTTCATATATATAGGGTTTCTTTTTTTTCTTTCTATATTTATGTTTAGAAGATTGTCTTGGTTTTAAAATTAAATTAGGTTCTTCTATTTTCTGAAAATCTTGTTCAGTAATTTTGTGTTCTTTTCCTTCTTTGCTTCCCCAAGTACCTGAAAAGAATTGCTTTAATTTATTATTTATTCTCATTGTATATCCCAATTAAATCTATAAAATTTTCTTCCTTGACTGTAATAGGCTTTATTAAATATTTTGAATATTATCATTTCGCTTTTTCTATTTAAAATAAAGTTTTTAATTACATGCAAATATATAAATTTAGATTCTTTTATATTATAATCAAACATCAGTCCCACTCCCAACTATATTTATCTCTATTCTCTTCACAACATAATATAGCAGTAAGTATATCACATTTATAAAATAAAAATTCACCAGTTTTTTCATCCATAGAACAAGTATTCCCTATTCCAAATTTCTTCCAAAATCTTTTGTGATGTATTTTAAGAGGGCGAATAATATCAAGTATTTCTTTATTGGTATATCCTAACTTATGTTTGGAAGGAGGTATTTTTAACTGGACTGTAAATCTTTTATTTACACTTTTATTTATTTTCTTTTTCATTTTCCAGACCTCGATAGCTTAACTAATTCATCTGATAAAAATTGTCCTATTTTCTTTGCTCGATAGTATTCTTTTAATTCCATTTCATGAGATATATTTATATCTTTCCCTCTATCTATTCCGATAATATAATAGTTGTTCATCT